TTAATATTCCTAGAGGAAATATAGATATAGCGGATGCTGGTCGTAGATCTAATGAAATTTCTGCTCTTTTAAGTAGCTTGGGTAACATTTTTGGTTTTGATGATGTAATCGAAGGTGCTGGCGCCGGGAGCCAGTTTAGTCTTAATAACCTTATTAAAACGTTATTTGGTGGTGGAGACCTACCCCCTCCCGGCTTTGATCCGACGGTCAAGACAATTGCAAAACAAGCCGCGAGTGCACTCTCCCCAGTCGGGCCGCCAATTAATCCCCAGACATTTAATCCCCAGACATTCCTTGGGGGTCCACAACTCTCCCAAGGATTCACGGCCCCTGCACCCCCAGTCACGGGTGGGCTACAGGGAAGCGTGCCGAGTTTCTTCGACCCCTCTTTCGGAGGGAAAGTACCAGCAATTGGTTCATCCCCACCGGCATATGTGGGAGCAGGAGATCCCACAGGTGGGAACTTTCTTGGCGGTCTCAATAAATTTTTTACTGGGACAGGAAATTTTGCTGCGCCGGGGGCGGCCTTGCCGGGAACTTTTGGTGGCACGGCGTTTGGAGTACCGGGTGTAGCAAGTAATATTCCTTGGAGTACGACTGCTTTAGCAGGTGGGGTTCCTATGGCAAGCAGTCTTATGGGAACTCTTGCTCCTATGGCCGCTTTCCTGGCTGCTATGAGCTTTGCTAAAAAGCTTGCACCGGGCCAAGATACTGAAAGTGCGTCATTCTATGTAAATGAAGCCCACAATGCACTATCAGAGCCATTGGATACTACCTTACCCGATAAGGCGCAAGTAAGCTACAAGACCAATAAACTTCCAAACCTACTGACTAATTTGGCATTTCTTAATAAGTCTGGTGTTACTCCACAACAGGCTATTGATGAATTTGATATTGCTCCTAACGTGGCAGTACTTATTCCGGGAATATCTAAGGCTGTTGCACCCGGTCCTAACCAGACGGAAGAACTGACTATTAAGCCAGAGTTCTCACAAGCATTTGAGCAGCTTATAAGTACATATCATCTAACGCCTTCTGGTGCACTATTGCCGCAGTTCCAACAGGGACAACTTCCCTTTGGTGTTGCGCCGTCTCTTAAACCCGATCACAACTAATCAACTATAACTTAGTAGGAGATAGTTACATGGCATTTGAATTCAATGTATTTGGCGCTGATACAGCAGAGGATGAACTTAAAAGGTTGCAACGACAAAAGGCCAATCTGGAGATAACAAAGCTACTTGCTGGAGGTTCTGGTTCGAATAATACTAGGGCTCAGAATACGCATGATCGGGCTATGAATTGGGCTGCGTTAGAGCCCGGCCAAGGCCCGACAGCCGGGTATGCTATGGCTGGTGAAGGATTAGGAAGGTATCTTCGCGGTATGTTCAATCCTCCTACTGCTAAACCCATAACTCCTGAAGCGAGTGAAAAACAAGCGTTTAAAGCTATTTCTGATCAATTAGCCGCAGAAGGTCTCGGACCACATGCAGACGTGGACGCGTTTGTTAAGCGGGCATCGCACTTACTGATGCAGGCAGGGTTCACTAACAAAGCAATGCAAGTGATTCAATGGGGGCAATCGTACGCCAAAACACACAGCGAGAAAAAGAAGACAGATTTGGAAGCCCAACAACTTGAACAAGATATTGCCTTTCCCACTGAGAAAGCTAAACTAGCTAACTATCTAACACAGCAGGGTGAAGGTGACTTAGCTGATATAGTGGTGCGTGCAGCCGCTGTGGCAGATCTTCCTGAAGCCCTACAAACATATTTTAGTCTGAAGGACAAACACCCTGACGAAGCAGAGAGGCACCTTCAAGCGTTTCTGCGGGAGCAGGTACGTGAAGATGAAAAATTGGCCGCACAGATAGCTAACATGGACCGTACCTACGATCTAGATTTAGCTAAGTTAGATCATACACAACGTATCGATAGAATGAATCATGATTTGAAAGCTCTGGAGTTAGAGTACGAGATACTTCAGGATGACAAAGCTAACAAACTAGCAAAACAAAGACTCATATTGGATTGGAACAAGCATGAGGAAACTGTAAGAGATAGGGTAGGTAAAGCCGAGAATGATAACGAAAGAGTTGCAATAGCACAAGAAGAACTTAAACTTCTTAGAGTCAAACAAACCGTTTGGGCCAATAATCTGCGCCAGAAATACAATACTGAGATTAGTGAAATAGAAAGAAAGGAGAATGAATTCGAGAAAGAACTTGAAGTTTCAAAAGATAGAGTCCGCTATTTAAGGGCTCATAATGCGGGAATGAGGAGACTCCAGAGGGCACGCCTCGACCTGACGGAAGAATATAACAAGAAACGCCTTGAGATGGAGATAAACGGACAAGGTATTTTTGCGTTTATTAACGCCTTGGCGAACCTTCAAAACCAAGGTTGGGTAGTGCCGAGTGAGTTACCGTGACTACAGATACACAAACAATGGACGCGTATTTTACTAAAACGTACAGTGAAGTTGTCGCTATCGCTGACGAACACGGTATTGATCCTGACTTGCTAATTGATGTTCTTATCAGAGAAACTGAACTTGGCAAGGCTCGACGGCAAATCGGAGACGACACTATAACAGGTGATCGGGATCTAACGAACAAAGCGTACGGACCTATGCAAATTAGAAAACCTGCTTTGAACGATGTTAATAGAATATACAATACTAGTTACACTGAAGAGGATTTAAAGGACGAAGACAAAAATCTAGCCATAGGATCAATGTATCTAAAAGCACTTACTGGTAGATACTGGAACAAGTACGGTAAACGTCATGATAACGCTAATGATTACGCTTATGCAGCATACAGACACGGACCGGGTGTAAGTGCAAACGCAGTACGTACTGAATCACTTGTAAAGCCAAGAGGCAGTTTATCTACACAAGGTATAAATTCTGCACAAGATCATAATAAGTCGTTGTATGACGAGTTTATTATATCGGAACCTGCTCCTCCACCTGCACCTCAACCTGTTTTCGATACACAGCAAGACGTTGTTGGTGAGACACCTTCGTTAGTAACGACACCTGAAGAACCCAGCGTATTTAAGTTTCCCGAATTTTTTTCGGGACTTGCTACTTCAGCACAACAAGGTCTTAATCTAGGAGGCAGTGCTGTTCGTGCTATTAGGAACCCCGATTCAACTACTAACACCGTGTACACTTCTAGACCGAATTCTCCGGGAGGAGGCGGCGGAGACAGAGGAAGAAATAGATTTGCTCTTGCTAGAAGTCGTGGACGTATGCCTGAACAAACTACCGTGCATCCACTACATTCAACACAGGACAGACCCGTTGATTTTAGTACCTCATCAAAAGAAACGGACGAAGCGTCAACCTATAAACGAAGCGGTGAGTATACTGACGTCGATACACCAAAGTATGTTCCTATAGATTTTGAGGCTATAGACGACGACGACACTAAACTTATATTTACGAAGGTTGGTGAGGGTCGCGTTAAGATTCCTGAAGGATACGAATTAATATCGCCCAACCCTCGTGACACTGCAACACATTTTTTTACAAACGCAAACGTGAAAAATAAGGACTTGTCTTACAACGAAATAACTAATTTCATGGTTAAGGAGGGTAATCTGGTACCCTCGGGCCGTCCAACGAGTGCAGTAGGAGAATTGGTAGGTAACGTACTCACTGGAGTAGCAACAGCACTACCTGAAATTGCTGCCACTGCTAACGAATTAATTATTGACACGATGCCGAAAGATATAAAATTTCCCGGAAAGGAGTGGTTCCTCAAAACTCGTCGAGAGAAGGTTGACGACTTTAGAAGTCGTAACGAAGATATGATGGAGGCCCAAGATACTTTGGGACATCTTGGACACGGTATTGGTAAATTTTTTACTGGGTGGTCTATTTTCCGTCCCCTTACAAACATAAGTAAACTTCCCTTTCTGGGGAGAGCCGGTTCTGCTAGACGCGATATCCTAGCTGGTGCCTTGACTGATGCCAGTGCGTTTAAGGAAGAGGAAGGAAATCTAATGGCTATGGCTTATGATCACGGCGTACTTCCCGAACTCACCGAATGGTTTAAAGCTGATCCAGATGATAAAGCCAGCTACAATAAGTTAAAAAACGCAGCAGCAGGAGCCTTTGTTGGTGCAACTTTACACATGTTTCTTAAAACGGCCACGCAAATAGCTAAAATACGAAAAAGTGTAAGAGAAAACGAAAAAGTACGTACCGCATTGGATAAGGCTTCAAGAATACGCGAAGAGGAAGCAGTGAAAAACGCAAGTAAAAATAGTAAAGCCGACCAAATTCATATACTAAACACTGGGAACAATCGTAGATACTTACGTAGAAAAATCATTAACCCCGAGGTCACTAAGCAAGTATACAAGGCAGCAGCGGCGTCAGAAACACCTGTCGAAGCCAACCTGCCGATTTTTCGATGGCTAACAAAACAACTTGCTACTGAAGATCTGCATGTAGAAGCACTGGATTATTTTCTTACAAAATACAATTTGTCGGCAGAAGATTTTGCACGGGAATACGCTACTACTGTGTCACTTGCAGGTAAGGAGTTAAATCAGCTTAGTCAATTATCAAAAAAACTTGCTTTCAAGTACCGAGATAATCCCGAAGCACTTAAATTTTTAAAAGCTGTATCCGACGACGACACACCGTTGGATCAGTTATACAGAATTTGGCAAGTTTCAGAGAATGTGCGTCGTGGGGCTATGGTTAGTCAGTTAGTAACTGCGACTCGTAACTTTGCATCTCAAGCTGGACGGTTTTCTTTAAATGTAATAGATGAAGTTCTACAAAGTGCTATACGATCAAGTACTAGCGGAAAGGATGCCTTGAAAATGAGAACGTGGCAACAAGAATTCAGGGGCAACATGAATCTACTGTCTGGATTTTGGCCTACTATAAAAAGTGACTGGAAAGCTACGATGCGTAATCAAGCCAAGAATCGTCCAAGAATAAAAGGTAGGCAGATGCCTTTTCCTGCTGTGCGTTTCACTGACCAAGACGTTAAACAAGTTGATCAGGTCATAGACGAGATATTAAGTTTAACCGGTTTATCTAAAACGAAAGAGTTGAATGCAGAGCAGCAGCTACATGCAGCGCATATTACAAGAATGATATCAGCGCCCGTTCAGGAAACTATGGGAGGAACTGCTATCCAAGTCTTAAACTGGGCAAATGCTCCGCAGGAGTTGTTTTGGAGACGTGCAGTTTCTGAAGGTAAGATAAGACAACTCGCTGCGAGAAAAGGTTACACTGATATTAACAATCTTCCTCCTAACGCGTTTACTTCTGAGGAAATAGAAGATATAGTACGATTTACTCTTGAGACAACTTTTGCGGCTAGTCCAAGAAGTGCTTGGGGTAGAGAGTTTGTCAGGAAGTGGCGTAATAATCCAGCTCTATCGTTGATCAATCCATTTCCGCGATTTATGTTTGGTAACGCTCTTCCGTATATGTTTGAACACAGTCCTCTTGGATTTATTGCGCTTACCAAACACGGTCACTTGTCACGTCCAGTTGACATGTTGCTCAAGAAGCCGGTTGAAATGTTTAAGAATAATCCCAAAGAGGCTGCCAGGATTACTAGCAGGGGTATGTTAGGTAGTGCGTTACTGTGGAGCGCGTGGGAGTTACGACAATCCGAACACGCGGGTGAGAAGTGGTATGAACTGAATGAACTAGATGACGAGGGACGACCTACAGGGAGAGTCGTAGATGCCAGATCTTACAGTCCGTTAGCGGCATCTTTGTTATACGCTGATACAACTATAAAAGTGTTAAAGGGTGACTTGGAATGGAGCGATGTTAAGAATATTCTTAAAGAAGGTTCGGGGTTATCTCGTCCTGCCGGTACTGCAATTCCGTTAAGCAGAGCATTGCTTTCTAAAGATCCTGATGTAGCAATGAACTATATGCAATATATTACGGGTCAATACATTGGGACTTTTGGTATACCGTTCAGGCAAGTAGCGGATTTTACAAGCAAACTTGATCTTGCACTGTGGCCCGGCGGGTTACCGTTTGCAATGAACTCTGATATACTACGTAGTGTAAAAGAGAATGGTGTACTAGCACCATTTTTTGCAAACTTACCTGTACTTCAGACATCTCTTCCTCCGCACTCCAGTCCTTTTCACGGAGATGAGAACTACGATCCATTCACTATCCCTCCCATAAGATCAGCAGAACCTATAAAGAGACAGTACACTGGACTTAATCCCCGGTTTAAAAGCATTGTTGAGCGAGAAGTAGACAGATTAAAAGTTGATAAAGGTTTAGTGTACGCTAAAACAGGAGATTCTGGGGCTAATAGACTCATAAATGGTCACACGGGACAACTACTTCACCATTACGGTAACCACCTGCTCAAGTCTCCGCGATACAGAGAACTTGACGATTTAAACAAAAAGTGGGTAGTAGAGACGCTGGTTAAACAGATGAGAACTTATTCAAGAATACTATTTAATACCTATAATCCAGAAGCAGCGTTAGCTATGAAAATTAAGAATAAATTCAGTAGAACAGAAAGAGAACTAATGGAAGGAATAGGAATCCTTTTGCCGCAGATAAAAATTGATCCCAAGAGGAAGCTAGAACAACAGAACTGGCAGCGTGATCAACATGGAAGATGGTATATCCGTCAGACTGATGAACAAAACCGTTCTCAAATACCTACCTTTGAACCGCAAAGAGCAGACAAGCAGAGACAGCAATACTTACCCCATATGTAAATAGAAAATACCTGCCCCCCCCCTGCTAGGATTCCATTCTATTAGTTAATAACTGAGACGCTAACGCTACGTGAGGTAAGCGTCTCCGTTCTTTTTCACTTCTCATGTGTTGACGACAATCGTACTGTCGACACTCTACAGGTCGATCTTCCCAAATAGAACATCCGTTCTCGTCTAAGTAGACGCAATCACAGTTGTCTTTCATGGCAAGCACTGTCAGGTATCCTCCATAAAAAGGAATCTGCTGTGTGTCGTATATGACGGCCTGAGACGGGTCTATGGGTAGTAGCCTGTCTGGACCTCTGCAACATTGTGTGCATCCGTTGCATTTTAGTACTCGTTCTGTGTGTACAGGGTGCATTCTAGTCCTCATTATAAGTCTCAAGTAGAAACTTCAAGTAGTTACTAGCCTTCTCTATATCCCGTTTACTATCTTCTTTAAAGTTAGCTCTTGTCAGATACTTTAAAGCGTTACCTAAAAGGTAACCCTTGTACTGGCAGGGTTCCAGCTTTGCTTTTACTATATCCAGAACCTCTATTCCACCGGCATCGTAGTAGTTAGACTTTGTATCTCTACTCATGTTTATACCTCATCCGCTTGCTCCCCTTTCTATAACAGTTATAGATAAAGAGCCCAAAGTAAACGGTGACTAGAGATCTACGTCCCCGAGTTGCACCGTTGCTAGTAAAACAACCTGTTGATGCCCACCCTCTACCCGTTTCACTAGCGATACTTTGGGCATAGCTTTATTACTCTATGTCACACACACCAGCAGTACACGCATACTCTTGCGACCCTGTAGTAGTATCTTCATACTCGTACGAAGACAGGTTAGACCATTCTACCAGCTTAGGACTGTTACTTACAAACTGCTGGTACTGTTCCCCTGATATAGCTTGATAGGGTGCTTGTCTGTATACATGATCTGACTTAGGAAGAAACGATAAACCAGATACCAAATGAAAATTATCGTAAATCCAAGAGCCCACATTTAGCCACTCGCCCTCTTCTACGTATATTGTACAAGATGGTTTGTGATGACACCAGTTTTCAGCATATATTTTCCACAAGTCCAGTTGTTGAATAGCTGTTATATCTGACGCAGTAATAGCACCATCAGGCGTTGTTCTTGTAAAGGAGAACACCCAATGGCTGTCTTTTGTAACATCCTGTTCGCACGTTACTCCTTGATCAATCATAAACTGGGATATAGGATCTTTCTTGTCTCCTCTCACTGTACGTATGTAGTGCTTAGAGAAACGAGGATGTATGCCCGGACTGCAATCCACAAGCTGCGACACCGTTCCACTGGGCTTTACACAAGTAATCGCCGTAGACGCATGTATTCCAATAGCTTCAGCTACCTCTCTGTTAGTCTCAACAGCAACCTTTTGCAGTTCTCGCAACCATTGCGAAAGTTGTCCGGGGCACGATTCTATCTGACCACTGAATACTTCATGGTCCATTATACCGGTTAACGACACACCTAGTAGCCGCTCCTCCTCACAATTAGACGTCCAAACCTTGGACAAAAAATGAAAGTCTGTCAGAGCGGACTGCATTGTACCAATCGTTGTAGCCACTTTAACTTTCTCTTTTACATCGTCAAAGAAATCATCTGCTCTAATAACTACTTCACTGAGATTACAGAACTGTCTGTCACGTAGAAGTATCTCGGAGCAAGGGTTTGTTCCGAACTCGTGTTCTACGTTCCTAGATGTGTTACGTTCCAAGTGTTTCTTAGCAGCTTGCCTACTAAATATTCCTCGTTCTCCGTTCTTAGATTCCATCAAAGACAACCACTCTTTTAAGAAAGTACTTTCATCAGGTTTCTCTGAGTACGCAACACTGTTGTTGGCGTACGCCCTGTACGGCTGTTTGTCTTCTCTCCACCACTCGCCCTTTTTAGCGTCCCTCATTTTGGAATCATCCAAGTCACTTAAACTAATCAGTGCGCTTCTACGAACTCCTCCAACCACAACAACATCTGCAATCTTACAGCATAAATCGTGTACTTCTATTGAGTGCAATCGTCTTCCGCAAGCTGCCTTAAACAGCTTGACACAAAATTGGAATAGTTCACCCAGCGGTTCTGGCCCGGAGGCACGCCCTCCAAACGTTTTAAGTCTAGCGCCTGCGGGCCGAATCTGACTGAGATCCCATTTTGGTACTTGCCCATTATATAACAACCCGAGCAATTCCTTAAAACTTCTACACCAACCGTCTTTAGAATCTGCGACATGTAGAATAGTATCCGTTTCAAACATCTCTTCCGATACTTCTGGAAGAGCGTTTACGAACTTCGACTCCACTGAGTAACCAACACCCGTCCCGCACAGTAGACAGTGCATTAGTTCCGAAAACTTGAACACCTTGTCCATCGCTAGATAGGCACAGTTGTAAGCCGCTGTATGATCTCGGGCAAGGGCTGGTCCAGCGGTCATCAGTGCTCGCATTGAGGGCATAACCTCCAGAGATAGCATCGAAGATGTTATCGTATTGTATAAAGTATTCTCTAGTTTCCATCCGCGTTGTTCTCCCAAGTCACGAAAAAATGATACATATCGTTCAACGGTTTCATCCCAGTTTTCCCTGCGTTGCGCTGTATCTAGCCATCTAGCGTATCGAGACTTGTGTATAAAAGTCTGATAGTCATCCATGTATTTCGACATACGTTGCTACCCTCCTGTATCTATACGTTATCTGTATCAGTTAACCAGTCAGTTTGACGGCATTGATTGCGGTCGTACTTCCTTCTACTACGTACCACTTTCTGACTGTATTGTGATTGTGCCAATTCCCGAAAAAGAGAGTCCTTGGTTCTCTTCTCTGGGCGCTTACGCCTAATTTCCTCCTTTCCCACGATCTATCTCCTCTACTATTTCAGCTACTGCTCTGTATTCCCAGTAGTCGTCATCCACAGGCTCTACTAGGTACTTACACGGTATCTCTATTGTTATCTCTCCCAACTTAGCCTTATCTAGTACCTCAGTCATTATAGTTGACAATGCATCAGGTAATCGCTGGTATGAGAATACTGGTGCTCCACTTAATACATCAACGGTACTGAGAAACAACTCAGTCGGTCTGATAGTTAAAGTAGCCTTCTCTAGCAAACAGCTTTTAGTAAGTGTTGCAGCTATAAGCAACGGGTCTTTTTCTTTACTCAACAAATGTTGAGCTAGTTTTTGATGCGTCTTGGAAATAGCATTATTGCGTTTCATGGTTCCTGTATTCCTGCATTAAATGAGACATAGAAATAGTTTTGATATCAAACCTCATTGGCTGTGTAATATCAATTAGTACAACACCACGCCAGTAATCTGTAGTTGCGCCTTGCATGTAATCAGGTACGTGATCAAAGAAGCATCCACAATTTAAAGACTGTTGTAAGTGTTCTCCACCGTGCCTGTGTTTATTAGCTACTTCTAATCTGTGCGTATGTCCAAACACAATAGAGTAGTTATATAAATCTAAAGCTCTTTGGCAAACGTACTTACCACCTATTGGCTTTCCGTTGTTACTGATAGGTATGTGTGTAAAAGCCACGTCGTCTATAACAAGGTGTTCTTTATACTGCACTACCTGCCAACCACGTTTGTGCAAGTTCATGTTGTACTCTATAGATATTTCAGCACCATCTAGTATAGGGTTCTTTTCTATGTACCTGTCTAATCTGTCTTCATGATTACCTTTTAGAAATATCTTTCTAGGTTTATACTGTGCTCTTTTCTTTTGAGCTTGAACCGAATTATAACATGTTATAGGTAACTCCAAAGCATCAAGCGCACTGTTACCTGAACTAACGTCGTCCCAATATCTTTTACCCTCCATTGTCTTCTTCTTATCGGCGTCCCAAGCAGAAAGGCTGTCTAAAGATAAAAAATCACCAATAGATAGAATTATATCAGGTTTGTGTTCAAGACACAAGTGTCCTAGAGCATTAAATCTTGACAAGTCTTGTTCAGGTTCAACGTGACTGTCACCAATAACAAGCAAAGACGTACTTTTATAGTGTTCAGTATCATGCATATCGTGGTTCCTCAAACGGTTATCCACTTAGGTATGTGACCCTTTTCATCAAAGGCATAAGGTATATCGTGTTCCTTGCACCATGTACTGTAGCGTTTTTTGTGCCTCTTGGTAATAAAATTGTCTCGTTGAAACATCATACGTACGTCGTACTCAGGGTTCCAATGACACACCAATTTCATCTTGGTTCTATCTACAGATGTGAATCTTCCCTTAGCTTCTATTAAAATGTTATCCGCTACAAGAAAGTCGGGTACATACCTACGGTATATTAGCACCTTAGTTCCTCCACAAGAATCGCACAAGCCGAGTTTTGGTAAGTAGTACCCTAACTCGAACGGTTCATACTTGAACGGAATTCGCATCTTGTGTAGGTGCTCTGCTATCCTACGTTCAAATTGCGAACGATATGTTATACCTCTATAAGATCGTCTATTGGCCATTCTTCACCTTTCTTTTTCATCATGTACATGTGTACTTGCTCTGTGTTAAAACAAATTGCGGGGTAATCATTTTCTTCTGTAAATAAGAACATGAAGCCTCCATCTTCTGAATGTAACACTTGTGATATATCTAAGTTATATGTCGTACCTTCAACATCTATCAGGAAGATTTCGTACGGGTTGAAGGGTTCGTCTTTTGATAGGATTGTAATGTTATCTGATCTCGTCCCCATTGCTCTCTACCAGTTCTCCTAATCCATAAAAGATTAGCGTTTGAATTTAACCACTTTTTGGCGCAACTTACATAAACGTCCATGTCATGAAGCGATAGTGCAACATCTGTCTTAGCTGCGTTAGTTACTCCGTGAATAACAAAGTCTAAATATTTTGTAGAACAGGCGCTGTGTAACTGCGACTCATACATTTGTGTGGAATCTTCGTACGAGCTTTTACCCTCCGTTTCAATTTGTAGAGACACCTGTCGCTCCAAATGTTTGTTAGCTCGTACTGGACCCATACCTTTAATACCTACTACGTTATCTGCGACATCGCCTTGTAGTAGTTGCGAGTAGAAGTTAAACATTGCCTCCCTTTCACTTATGTTCGTAATAGTTCTGCGAACCCAATTTAAGTGTTTGCCCGGAATTGTTAACATGTCTTTATCTAGAGACGCGATCACACAATCCTGACCGTTTGTGCCGTCTCTGCCAAGACAGTCGTCAGCTTCTTCTTCCACAGCTTGCACACAATTATACCTATCTTTTAACATCTCTTTAATAGCGTTAAACCAGTAAGGTCGTACATAGTTCTTTCTGTTGCCCTTATACGGAATAAGTGAACTCAATTGTTTTCTAAAGTTACCGTCACTATCAGTAAAGTACATTATAGGTTCACTACTTTCATCGTATCCTTTTTCTTTAAAGGTCTCTCTTATATAATTGACCATATTACTACCGGCATTAGTAGCAACACTAAACGACTTAGCTTGTATAAATGGCTGAATCATGCATAAAGC